CCCGTGAGGTGCAAATGATCCTCGTTCGGGCCCGGGGTGTAGTAATACGTCAGGCCGTTCACGAGCGTCAAAGTCGTGTAGTGGGGCGTACCGTCCGCGTTCCAGGAATAGGCGGCTCGATCGGGGATTGCGTTATCCACGTTGGTGGCACCGAACGCCGTGCTGGCCACAACTGCAGCCGTTGCGGGATAGCTGAACGTGTTGTTGTCGATCTTCGTCAACTGCACGGCCGGCGCGTTGAGTAGCGGATTGCCCCCGAATTTGCCACGCACCCGGATCCATTGACCGGTTGAAAACCCATGGGCTGTCATCGTCACGGTCACAGTGCCGTCTACGAGAACGATGCCCGTCGCCTCCTTGGGATCTCCAACCAAGCGCACGGTGGGAATGCTCACGCTTTGGGTGCTCACGTCAGGTCCTGGACTGGCGTAAGTGAAGTGGTCGACATCGGTAACCGTGGCCGCGGTTCCCACGTTGTTAAACGAGGGATCCGAAATGCCGTTGATTCGAACCCGGTCGCCAGTGGACAAACCGTGTCCTACGACTTTGATAGTCGCCACCCCTGACGACCGAGAGACTTCCACCGGCACCTTGGCCGTGCCCGCGTCCTCACTGGCACCCACCACGACCGAAGCCGTCTGGTAGATGCACGTGGGCGTAAACGGGGCCTCCATGGTCGGTAACGGCGAGGGCAATCCCTCAGTGGTGTAGCCGTAACCCGCCGCCTGGAGTTGTTCCAGTGTGCAGATGCCGTTCTCGATGATGAAGTCCCGCACGTTGGGCACCTTCATGGAACGGTAGGCCGTGAAGGCCGTAAATCCGTGGTCCACGATATCCGCGACCTGATAGTTAGTCTGGATCCGAAGCGTGATATCCGGCAGACGATTGGGGGCACCTACGCGCGCAACGCTAATCAGGATTTCGTTGCTACAAAATGCCGCGACATGGGCCTCACAGACTCCGGTATCAATTGATGCCAGAATGGCGGGGGTCGAGCGGTGAAGCACCTCAACACGGTTGGGCTGTCCCGAGTACTGGTTGAACGAGTAGAGACCGTCCTCCGCGAGGTAAATGTGTTCCTGCGAAAGCGCCACCAGGGTGTTAGGATATTTCAACACCGCAACGCCTTCATATTTCTCGCTGTCGTAAACCCGTCGGAAGGCAAAGGATTGATCGCCGCCAACGACGGACATCTCCCAAATGCCGTGCGTGGTGTAAATGAGAAACGTGTTACCCAATCCGGGTCTGCCTGCGAGTATCCGTTCGTAGGCAAACAGGTCTTTCTGGCCGGTAATGGAGCTCACTACAGCGGGATCGAAGGACAGGGGCTTGCTGTAATCGGACCACAAGAGCCGGTAGGCAATGCGGTCGCCGTCCATTTCGACATCAAAGAAGAAAAGGCAATTGTGCCAGCTAAAGCACCCGCCTGCGCGTGTGAGCCCAATCAGGTCCAAATCGGGGAACGTGTTGAGCAATAAACCGGTCACTGGATCCGGCGCCTGCTCGAGTACGTGAAACATCGGCTTGTCGAAATCGTTGGTGAACACCACGTAGTCACCGACCTGGGCGCTGTAGAACCTGCGGGCCGTGCCGTCGGTAACTGGCGTCCCGCCATACCCGGATCCAAGCACGCGGTAATTGCCGGCATACTCGTCGAGGGTCGCGATGTTGCATTGGGTGGCCAAGAAGAGGGAGCGCACTTGCCGGCCGGATTCGGCTTCGAACACCAGGGTAACGGGCTGGCGCACACCCGTACTGAGCGCCAAGAGCTGGTCGTGAAAGTCCTCGTTGTTGTAGGCCGTCGAGCTCAGGAGCTTTCGCCACCCGGTACCGCGGCGCAATTGGCCTTGAGCCACGGTCTGAAAGTTTTGCCGCATGCGCAACCCACCTGCGGGGATGGACTCCGGACTAGACCGGAGATCGAGCACGCCGGTTAATGGGGCGAGGGGGATGCCCTTGAGTTCGTTCTGAGCCATAAAATCAGACCTTGATGTAAACGTAGACGCCCATCGCGGGAGGCAGGTTGTTGTGTCCGGTCGCTTGGGGAGGCGTACCGGTACCGCCCGCGGCCTCGCTCGTCAGGGTGAAAGCCGCGGCGTCAGACAGGCCATTGTTGTTCGTCACACCGTTGTTATTGGAGTTACGATCGAGCCCCACGGCGTAAAGTCCATTCACGTCATGTGTGTGGGATGGGATGTTCTCAATCGTCAATGCCGTGGTCTCTTCACCAATCTTTTCACCCATCGCCACGGACTTGCCGGACGGGAATTGCCCGACACCGACCGGAAAACACGCGCGCATGTCGGGGAGTTTGAAGTTGGAGGTTGAGCTCGCTGTCCCGTAGTTGTCGCCGATCGCGGCATACAACTCCGCGTAATCCGCTTTGGAGACTTCGCGACCGTCGGCCAGGAGCGCGAAATTGTCGTCGTTCAGGAGGGCAAAGCTCTCAATCTTTTCTCCCGGCCGTCGGACCTGTTGGGTGAACGCCTGCGAGACATTCCCGTTTCCGTCCAGCATGTAATTCACGAGCTGCCAAGCCAGCGTCGGGAGTTTGATGAGCGTGGCCACGAAGTTGCCGCACAGGTTCGAGTTCGGATTCGGTATGATTACCTTGAAATCCGCTGGTGTAACGGGCGCTGAGTTCATGGCGCGACTCATAACGCCCGACCCGAGGGGTAGCAAGCACTATCAGCCAATGATAAGCCGGCGCAATTCCTCTTCCGGGGCCTCGAGCACGGCCACCACGTCCTTGACGCTGACGACACGAGTACCGTCTTCGAGGGCTTGAAAACCGGATTTCATCACCAACACCGCTACCCCGGGCTGGAGCTCCGGACGATGAATCGGCATCTGATCGACGCCGTTGTCATCCTTGGCCGAGCCCAAGGAAACCACCAGAGCCTTGTAGTAAACGCTGCTTTGGGCGTCCATGCCCCACTCTGGTTTGTGGATACCACCTTTGGAAATGGTGATTTCGTCGAAGGGTTTGACCTGGATTCGGTGGCCGAGAATGCGTGGTAAGTTCTTCATAGGTGAGGCGATTCTTAGGCCGCCTCACCACCGTTGTCAAATAGTCAGGAGACACCCGAACAGTAAAGCGCCGGCAGATTCAGGAGCGCGGTCCTGGTAGCTGCCACGTCGTCCGTGACGTTCAGGAAGTAACCGGGGCTGGCGAGCTCGCGAAGGAACGTGTAAACCCGGTCCGCGGCGTTCATGCCCACCACGATAATCACCCCGTCGGCATCTTTAAACGCTTCACAGGCTTCTAGGAGGTCCGCTTTATCCTGGTCGCTAAGAGCGGGCGCTCCGAGGCCGTCCGTCATGAGGATCACCGCTTTCTGTTCACAGGTCTGACACTCGTTCACGCGCGCGAACGCGTAGGCCACGGCGCTCGAAAGGTCCGTGTATTGGTCATCGGGCACCACCGGGCAGGCGAGGGCTCCGATTTTTAGTGACATCTCGGCCTTGGTATCGCCAAGCGAGTTGAGCACCTGGGGGCTGGCGTCGAAGGTCACGATTCCCACCTGGTCTTTGTCGACCACGATCGCGTTGACCACCATCGCGGCCAGATCCTTTTCCACGGCCAAGAAGTTGCGATACAGGAGATCCGTGGAAGCGGCGAGCATGCTCAACGATCGATCGAGAAGAAGGACGGTCGCCACCGGTAACACCGTGCAAGCCGTGGTCATGACCTCGATGGTTGCGTATCCGACCAGACTGTCCTTCGTGGCCGAAATGGTAACCGTGCCGGCAGCAACGCCCGTGACGACGCCCGAGCCGTCGACCGTGGCGATCGAGACGTCGCTCGAGGTGTATGTCACTCCCGAGGGCTGAACGGTTTCACTCGTGTTGCCCGCCAGATACGTGGCCAGCGCCTGCGTGTGTCCGGTCTGGAGGATGAAATACCCGGGCGTCAAAATGATCGAATCCACTGAGGCGGGCTCAGTGCAAGCAATGTCGTTAATTCGAGGGAATTGCATAGCTTAGTGTATTGTGTTCGTCAGCAAGCCGCTGAACGTATTGTTGTGGAGCCCACCGTCCGAACTGTTCTTGTTCATCAGCATTTCGATTTCCGGATTGTTCAGCGTTTGGGCCGTCAGCGTGTAAGTAAAATGGATGGTCGTCACCACCGGCTGACTGAACGAGAAGGGTATCGTTTGCTGAGTGGTGAACCCGTAGGCCGCGACGGCGTTGTCGCTGATGTTCTGGAACGTGTTAGTAACCACGCCGTCGACCGAGACAGTTCGGTTGGTCGGTCCACCGCAAATAAAGTACGACATGGCCATACCGCCCTGCCCAACAGACCCCTGACGCGAGGAGAACGCGACCACGCCGTTACCCTTGTCCTGAAAATTCAGAGTTACGGCCGTACCGAGATTGCCGCTGGTCCAATGCACAAACGCGATGTTATCGGAGTAGGCATCACCGCAATAATTGGTGGGCGCCATCACGGCACATACCGTGCCCGAAAACCCGCTCCATCCCCCCGCGTTGGTGGAACACACAGGCGGCAGCGGCACGCCGTTCGACGTGTATTGCACGCAAGTCGTCGCCGTACCGCCGCCCAATTCCGCGACCGTGGTGCATACCGGATTGGTGGCCGTTCCTGAGACGGTGTTGGTGTCGAAGATCAGCAAATACACCCTGCCCGTGGCTACGCAGCTATTGGACGTCACTAGGAAAGTAAAGGCATCGGCGCCCACGTAATCCGTGTTGGGCGTGTAGCTCACCGAGCCGTGCGTACCGTCCAGGCCGGAAAGCGAGCCGTGCGTCGGTGAATCGTTGATCGAATAGCCTCCCCCGGATCCAAAGAGCGGCACCGTGACTGTCGAGTTTTCGGCCAAGGAGGTCAGGCTGTTGGTGGCAACGGTAGGGCAGGACGGGGGAGGAGCAACGACCTGGGCGCGACGATTAGGCCACTCGAGACCCGATTGGGTGAACGGCTGACCGAGCGCGCACGCTATCGAAAGCAGAAGGCACAGGATTATTGACCGGTAGTTTTCCATAAAACGGACATGGTGCTATTACTCTGGAAGCTCATCCTGAGTTCGCACCCGTTGGAAAGCAATAGGCTATATAACGAGGATCCGTTGAGGGCAAAACCGCCGTTGGTATCGAAATGCGGCATATTGGTCTCCAGGGTGATGGTGCGGTTGGCGCCGGAGGCCACGACGTTGAAACTCCAGAGACTGCCTCGCACCCCGTTCGTCGGCAAATGGAGCTTCACGTCCGCCGTGGCAGTCAGAGTGCCGTAGATATTGGTTTGCCCCAGGTTGTTCGTGTGCCCCCAATCGATCCAATACTCATTGGGAGTACCGGACTTGAACAGGTTGGTAGCCATGTCGACCACCGTGAAGGGGTCGAACGAGCTGCGAATGTTCAGGAAGTTGGCAACCGAAACGCTATTGATCGTCGACACGTTCAGGTTGGTGGTGTTGATGTTCGATGCCGTTATCGACCCCGCCTCAAGGCATCCCAGGTTCACGATGCAAAATTGGTTGCCGTCGAAATCGCTCTGGAGAAACCCATTCAAAACCGGCGTGCGTTGCGAGGGCGCCATGAGCATGCCCGCAAGCCATACGGTCATCAGTGCACCGGCCACGCCC